GTGTCAGGAGAAAGCGATATAACTATCGAAACAGAAAATGCGATTATTTTTATTGAAATAAAAAAGAAAGGAATGACGCGGCTTTCTATGTCTGGAGTTGATTATTCAATACTTTCTGATTTAGGTGAAGGGTTGATTCATGCAACCAGTCAATGTTTTAAGGCGGAAAGTATTTTAAGATGCGATGGGGAAATTAGTATTGGTGCGTCGCAACCTATTTTATATGAATCAAAAAAAATAATAAAGGTTGCGCTGACCCTATATGATTATGGGAGCTTTCAAGATAGAATGACTGTGCGCACAATATTAAAAAATGCACTTGGTGCCACATATAAATTTAAAGATTCCAAGATTGACAAAAAACTAAAGGATTGGGATAAGCATCTAGGTGAATTGTCAGAATATATTGCTAAACTAGATTCTTTTGGCCAGTTAGATGATGAGCCTTTTCATAACTTGTTTTTTCTTAGCGTCCCCCAATTGTTAATGATGTTAGAAGATAAGCCTTCTGCAGCAGAGCTTGAGAAAGCATTTGGAACTCTTTCGTCATTAACTCATTCAACAAAAGATTTTTATAAAGAATACTCTCTGAGTAAACCCTATATGTGAACGTTAAAAAGAAGCTCAAATGAGCTTCTTATTTAGACTAAATCATATTTTTTAAAGGTTAACACTTCATCGCCTACCCACTCATTTATCTCTCTTAACCTTTCCTGTAACGGCGTTAGCTCATTTCTCACAAAAACCTGCGCCGCCTTTACCGCATCCCCGAACCCGCCGGAGTTGTCCGGGATAATGCCCATCATCTGCGGCGGCACGCGGTGCGCGCTGAGCAGGTCGTCGCGGCTGGCCTTCTTGATGTTAAAGAAATCGTCTTTCGTTGCCACCTCGCTGAGCGGCAGGATCTTGATGCCGTCCGGCTTGCCGTTAGGCGCGTACATAAACAGGTTGCGGAAGTTGCCGATCCCTTTCGTGTCGCGCATCGCCTGGCGCATCCGGTCGATATCGCTGCTGCTCTGCGCGGCGTCGGTCATGTAGAGGATGTAACCCGCGTGGGCGCCGTTCTGATAATACTTGCGGCGGAACAGGGTGGCCGCCTCATTCAGCCAGGCCGAGTTAAGCGCGCTCAGATACTCCGGCAGGCCGTACAGCTCCTGATTGATATCCGGCTCCAGCAGGTGAAACACGCTGCCGGCCGCAAATTCGTGCGGCTCCTTCCAGTCGTTAACAAACCAGTAGGCGCCGTCGGCAATGCCTCTGCGCGTGAACTTAGCCGGCGACGTCTCAAGGCGCAGCGGTTTGCCGAGTCCGTTTCGGCGCAGCTCGGCAAAGGCGTTGCCGAATACCAGATAGTCGAGCGCAAATTTGCTGAACTCCTGCTGACTCAGCATCGGGTGCGGAATGAAGGTGGACGCCAGAATGTTGCGCTTCACGTAAATCGGCGAGCTGTGGTGCACGGCCGCGCGCAGGCTTTTTGCCAGGCCGTGAAAGCTCACGGGCGGCTCATACCAGCGGCCGTTACCTATGCACTCGGCGTAATCCAGAATATCGCGCTTATCCATAACCGGCGTCGGATCGCCAAAGGTAAACGCCTCGGCGTGCTGCGGTGCGGCTGCCTGTACCGGCTGCGCGGTGGCGGTGTGAGCCTTGCGGCCTCTGCGTTTGCTCATTAGTAAAACTCCAGAATAGAAGGGCTGGCGCCGCCGCTGGCTGCGGTAAGCGGTTCGTTTAACAGTGCGTGCATGATGGCCCAGGCGACATCGGCGTGGCTGGCCTCCTCGCTTCGGCTCGCCTCATAGGTTGAGCGGTTTCCGCTGGCCGTCATGGTTTTGCGGATAGCCATAAACGACTGCGTGATATCGGTGGCGCCGGCGTCGTACTCCAGTCGGCCGCTGGTGATGGTGTCTTTTGCCTTGAGCACCATTGCCGTTTTGACCTCGGGCGAGTATTTGATCTCGCGCGCCGCCGGGAAAAACTGGCGTACCAGCTGGAAAACGCCCTGGCCGATGCCGGTTGCGTCAACGCCGATATACTCAACCGTGTACTTTTTCGTTAAGTCCTCAATGGATTTCGCCTGCGCGGCAAAGTCCATGCCGCGCCACTGGTGGCGCTCCAGCACGCGGAACTTGCCGCCCGCGACAACCGGCGGCGCAATCACGGCGCATCCGGCGCTGTCGCCGGTGTGTGAGGGGTCGTAGCCAATCCAGACCGGCCGGTACGCAAACGGGCGCGGCAGGTACGGGTTAAAATCTTCCCATTCCTCTAGGCTGTCGATCATGCAGGTCTGCAGCTCGGCAAACGGGAACACGCTCGCCTCGTCGTCCACAAACTCGCACATCAGCAGGTTCTGGTATTCAGCCGGGCTGTACTCAAGCTGCAGCTGATCGATATCAAACAGGTTGCAGCCGCCGCTCAGCGCGTCCTCAACCGTGACAATCTGGCGCCACTGCCCGTCGCCGCACAGCGCGCCTTTTGCCAGGTGAGCGTGCGACAGGTCCAGCTCGATGCGGTCGTCCCGGTTGCGTCGTCCCTTATTGAACAGCTCGCCTGACCAGAACGGGTACGCGCTGTGTGACAGGCTCGACGGCGTGGAAAAGTACGTCGTGCGCCACTTCTTGTGCAGCGACATGCCGCTGGCAACCTTGCGCAGCTCCTGAAATTTCGGGATCCAGAAATATTCGTCCAGATACAGGTTGCCGGTGTAGCTCTGCGCGGTGCGCACGTTGGTCCCGAGGAAAATCAGGCGGGCGCCGTTCGGCAGCACAATCGGATCGCCTTTCAGGTCAACGTCAGCCTGGCGGGCAAAGTCGAGAATGTAGTTTTTAAAGACGTGCGCCTGCGCCTTACTGGCTGAAAGAAAAATCTGGTTGCGCCCCGTAGTGAGCGCGTCTATCAGTGCCTCGCGGGCAAAGTAAAACGTCGCCCCTATCTGGCGCGACTTGAGGATGTTGCGGATGCGGTGAGTCAGGCCGGCGCGGTGCCAGTTGAGCTGATACTCAAAGCAGTTGCTCATAAACAGGTCTGTCAGCTTTGCGGTCTGCTCGTCGCTGAACTCGTTTTTCACGACCGGCTGACGCTCGCCCCGGTTGCGGTTGCGCACGTTGGGGTTTAAGTCCGCCTCGTTGCCGCTGCTGCGGTAGCGCTCAACGCGCGCCAGCCGCTCAATCTGTCGGCCGAGCGCGTCTATCTCTTTGTAGTCACCATTCCCCTTGACCTCTTTCATGATGAGCTGAATCAGCCGGGCTTCCATGCTGGATTCAACGCGACTGATGGGCGCAACGTCGTCCCACGCGTCGCGCTGCTTCCAGCTCTGCACGGTTGGCGTTTTCTGTCCGAGCGTCTCCGCTATCTGGCGGATGGAGTATCCCTGCCAGTAAAGCAGCGCGGCCTGACGGCGCGGATCGCTGATGATGGTTGTCGGTGTCATGTTCATGGCGTCAAGGCTACCGGGGCCAAAAATGCCGCGCCTGCTGTCCCTGTTTGCTGATGGCTCAGCGGGCTGGCATTCGTTGAGGGAGAGGGCCGCGACCGGGAAACTGACCCCGAACCGAACCAACCCACTGACCGGAGCCTGTTACATGGCAACTAAAGCAAAGCGTTTCCGCATCGCGGTTGAAGGCGCTACCACAGACGGCCGCGAGATTTCCCGCGACTGGATTTCGCAGATGGCGAAGAACTACGACCCGGCCATGTACGGCGCCCGCATCAACATGGAGCACATCCGGGGCTACGCGGCAGACAGCGCCTTTCGCCGCTTCGGGGACGTGACCGCCGTTGAGGCTGAGGAAATCGGCGACGGCCCGCTTAAAGGCAAGCTGGCGCTGTTCGGCTGCATTGACCCGACCCCGGAACTGGTAGAGCTAACCAAAGCCCGCCAGAAAATCTACACCTCCATTGAGGTTAACCCGGCGTTTGCGGACACCGGCGAGGCGTATCTGGTTGGCCTGGCCGTCACCGACGACCCGGCGAGCCTCGGCACGGAGATCCTGAGCTTCAGCGCCTCGGCTAAATCTAACCCGCTGGCCTCGCGCAAGCAGGACAAGGGCAACCTGTTCACCGCCGCCGAAGAAACCACGATTGAGTTTGAGGAGGTCGCCGATCCGGCCCCGTCCCTGATGGCCCGCATTACCGCAATGTTCTCCGCCAAAAAGAAAACCGACGGCGAGCGCTTCGCCGACGTCAGCGAAGCGGTCACGGCTGTGGCCGAGCAGGTGCAGCTGAACGCAGAGCATCAGTCGCAGCAGCTTTCGCAGCTGGAGCAGTCCGTCAGTGAGCGCCTTGAGGCTATTGAGCAGCAGGCCGGAGAGGACCGCGACGCGTTTACCGCGCTGCAGGCGCAGCTTGAGAAAAACGACGGCAGCTTTTCCCGCCGCCCGGCGTCAACCGGCAGCGATCCGAAGTCCGGCGCGCAGACCGACTGCTGAGCTGCCCTGAACGCAGACACCTTACACAGAGATAAACAGGAAAA